AGACTTCAGCTCAGATGTTTACACAACTTTCTGATTTTGATGATCCACAGTTATTTAGACCGATCATATTAAATAGTGCAATAGCTGTTTCGTTTGCTATAAATTACACACTTCGTCTTTTTAACAGGGCAGACAGCACACAAATTATTAAGAAGGCACGCTTAACTTCATTTGATCCTAAGAAATATGGTAGAAGGCTTAATAAGATAAACCTCGGAACTGTTCCGACTGTAGCTAAAGTATACAATCAAATCGAACCCGATAATGGCAAACAAATAGTGCTTGGTGGATCTGGTTCAACTGGATTAGCCTCAGACGTATTTGCTGGTAATGTAGTCATAAGAAATAGATACGTAACTACGTTTAGAGATCGTATTAATGTCGTGGCTTCAATGGCACCTACACAAGTAGAAACTATTACTGAAGAGGACCAAGGCGTTGTACAAAACTCGTTATCAGAAACAAATACAAATAATACAACTACTTAAATGGCTGAGATTAGAACTAACATACCATTGACTCCTAGACAAGCTGTTACTTATAAAAAGTTAAAAAATTTGTCAACAGATTCTGAGCCATTGCCACAAGGTGATGGTATTATACGCATTTCTCCTTTTGATGATTACGTTTCTTTCACATTATACGAAAAAAGAGATGGCGAGAATGTTCCAATTGATTTGTCTAATGTAGGATCTTTATACATTAGCTTTATTGGTGAGAATGATGAAATAAGGATTAAGAACTTTACTAATGCACAGGAGATAGACTATGCAGGTGGTCAGGTTGTATTTAGAATTGATACGGAATCAAGCAAACGAATACTAGAATTAGATAACGATAACTTTTATATTTCTTCTGTTTATGAAGATCCAAATGGAGATTCAGACGAAAGTGTTCTATATACCGGTAAATTCCTATCAATTACAGATGCGGCAGAGCAATCTCTCACATCTCAAATCAATGAATTGAATTTACAATACACAAAAGAGATCGACACTTTACAGACAGAGAATGCTGCGTTGAGAAAGAAGGTAGAAGAGCTATCGCAAACTGTATCACAGCTAGAATCATCGCTTGGAAATTTAACTTCAGATAATAACCAGTTAGCTAACGAACTTAATGAGTTTGCAAAAAATAGTCCAAACTTCAGGGCTGCTAAGTTACAAAAACAGGCTGCACAAAACGTGGCTATAGCTGATCAAAATAGAAAGCAAGCACAAACTGCCGGATTGTTGCAAGAACAGACTAAGGGTAAACCTACGAAGAAAAGAGCAGAAATTTTATCTAAAGGTCTAGAAAAATATTCATAATAGATGTTTTTAAGTGCAAGAAATAATCAATTTAAGTTTGATTTGCCAAGAAACTTTGTGCCACCAGATCTAGTTAAGAAGTATAAGCCATTTCTGAACAAGATTCCCGGCAGTTTAATTACTGAACCTATTGATGCAATAAATTATGGTATTCAGTCTATAAATTTGCCTGGACCTGCCTTTGATCCAGTTTCACAAATAGATTATCCAGGCTTTACTAGAAAATTTAGAAGTGCAGCACCGACACAAGAGCTGTTTGACAAAACGATGACAATAACAATGCAATCGTTTGATGGCTTTTTAAATTATTGGTTAATGCTTGAGATATTTCAGCATTACTATGGTCTTGGTGGTAATAGAAATCAATTCTTGCCAGAAGGTACTGGATTACAGATATATGATGGTGAGGGTAACATTTTTGTAACTATTAAACTCAAGGAGATGATCATGTCAGGTATGTCAGCGCTTGACCTAAACTTTTCATCAAATACTATTGAGTTCCAGACCTTTGACGTAAACTTCTCATATAACATATTTGAAGTTGAAGTTAATATCGCGTAAATATATAAACTATGAAAACATTTAAAGATTTTAAACAAGAAGGAACAGATAATCTCTTCGAATCAGCTATGGCAGAGCAACTAACACCAGAGCAAGAAAAAGCTATTGACGAAGTAGTTGATAGAATCTTAGAGGGTGATGCTAACGGTGAAGATTTAGAAAAGATAATGCAAGAAATAGTTAATGAAGGTATTATTGGATCTATATTTGGTGGCCTTACTGGTTTTGCACTTGGAAAAACAATTGGGAAAACAATTGCTAAAGTGCTTGGGATTAATAAGGGGATTTTATATGATATGCTAACAAGTAGACTAGTGGGTGCCGCCTTAGGTTCTGCTATTGGCAAAAAGATATAATATGCCACAAACGATAGTCGGAATCGACTTTAGTTTAAATAGTCCAGGAATCTGTATAAAAGAAGAAGACTATTATACTTTTGTTTCCTTTTTTAATTTTGAGGGTAGATCCTTTGATGACAAACGAATACCAAAGAGATTTAATAATCATCTTGAATTGCAAAATATAGAAGGTGTGATCACAGTGCCTTATAATAGAGTAGTAAAATCAAAAGATTACATTGAAAGAGAACGGCAGAAGATAGAAGATGCCCAGTCTATAGCTAATCATATAACATCATTTATTTGGAATTGGACGGGATCATCAGAAATAAAAATCTGTATAGAGGGATTCTCTTATGGTTCTAAAGGAAACTCTTTTATAGATATGGTCGGCTATAATTGGTTGCTTAGATCAGAAATAGTAAAAAGATTTGGATCAGAGAGTCTTCATATTTACACTCCTTCATTAGTTAAAAAAACTGCTGGAAAGGGGAACGCTAATAAAGAGTTTATGTTCGAGTCTTTTAAAAGCAACATATTAGAAGACGATCTTTTAGCGGACAATAATTTCTTTAAATATACATGTTCTAAGGAGAAATTAGAAAAGCCTTTGGATGACCTAATTGATTCTTATTTTATAGTAAAAACCCACGAGTTGAGCTCTTAGTACTTAAAGATCTTATCTCAACGGAGAATCAGGTAATAGTTATAATGCACTTATGGAAAAAAGTTTCAAAATAAATGCAATTTGTAGTAATATTTTTTTAAAAAAAGACAGATTGCCAGCACTTTCTAATTATGTTTATGCATACCAGAAAGAAGCACACCTTTATCCACCATACTCTGGAGAGGTTCTTTCATTAGGAGAAGATATAGATGATGAAGACCTAGAAGTTGGATGCAGAGTTACATTTAATGATATGGCTGGTGAAGAAATTCAATATGAAGGTGAGACATATCTGTTGATAAGATATCATAATGTTACATCAGTGATTGGTAAAGATGTAAAAATTGCGTAAACATTTGCCAAACTAGATATATAATATGTGATATTAATTATCACGGAAGGCATTAAACAGGCAAGTATTTTGGCAATTCCCGGGCAACCAGAAGGCAGGTTTGTTTATGTCTATTTTTAACAATTTAAAAAAGGCAATAAAATGGCAAACGAATTTGATATTTTTAATCTGTCTGCAAAGGATTTAAAAGCAGACGAAGGGACCAAGAAATCAGGGTCCGATCTCTATACTCCAAAAGCCGATCAAGGCAAGGATGGAGTTTATCGTGCATTGATACGATTTTTACCAAACTTAAAGAATCCACGCAAACCAATGGTGCGAAAGTACATTTATTGGTTAGACGATCCTACTACTGGAAAGGGATTCTTCGCAGATTCTCCTTCAACTGTCGGAGAACGATGTCCAGTTCAAGACATGTTTTTTAAACTACGTAACTCTGAGTCTGCTGTAGATAAGAAAATGTCTGAAGCACTCAAGCGTCGCGAAGTACATTACGGTTTAGTACAAATTGTAAAGGATCCACAGAATCCTGATCTAGAAGGGCAAATCAAGATCTTCAAGTTTGGTTACAAAATCAAAACTAAGATTGACGAGGAGTTAAATCCACAGTTTGACGAACCTACACAAATTTTCGATCCATTTGAAGGTAAGAACTTTGAGTTAGTTATTTCTAAGAAAGGCGGATATCCTAGCTATGATAGCTGTAAGTTTCAAGGAACTAAATCAGCAATGACTCTTAACGGTGAAACTGTTACCGATACCGATGAATCTAGAAAGGCTATTGTAGATTATCTACAAGCTGGACCAGACCTATCTAATTTCGAATATCAACCATGGGACGAAGACTTGAGAGGGCGTGTTATGAATGTTCTATCACAATTCTCATCACCTGGCGAGTCTATTGGTACTCTTACCACACAGACCGCACCTACTACAGCTTCCCCAGTTGCAGGCTCAGCCGCCACAAATTCAGCTCCCGAACCGGCACCTGCTGCTGAAGCAAAGCCTGAAGTTAAGGCTAACGATGATTTAGATGACTTCTTGAATGGTCTAGACCTCTAATGTCAGCTGATTCTAAAATACGAGCCCGGGTAATCGAAAAGGTTACCCGGGTTATTCGTATGAATCATACTGAATATGAAAAGAAGCAAGCAGTACAAGGTCGGGATAGACTAAATTTTGCTTGTCCATATTGTGGAGATTCTACGAATGATCCTCGAAAGAAAAGAGGAAACATATATTGGGCAGATCTATTTTTTCATTGTTACAACTGCAATCAGCATAAGAATGTAGATGAGTTTCTTCGTGATTTCAACGAAAGTCTTGAAGGTGAAGAACGTGTTACCCTTATAAATTCAATAAAAGAATCAAGAAAGAAGTTTAGTAAGATTGAAAACCTAGACTTTTATCTCTTTGAAAAGCTAGATGAACTAGCACTTGATTTTAACATAATATCAGATTTCTTTGGTTGCAATCCTATAAACGAAGTCTCTGCTAGGGCATATCCTTACCTAAAATCAAGATTGTTGCATCACAAGCTAAACAATTTTGGATATAACCCTAGAACACAAGACTTGTATGTTTTTAATTTCAACAGATCTGGTAAAATTATAGGATTTCAAGTAAGGTCTTTATCAGGAAGGGGCCCTAAATATAGGACATATAACATAGAAAAGATTTACGACAGAATCTCTAAGCCACTAAATCTAGATGAAGAAGAGATAGCTGCACTAAATAAAATATCTATGATATTTGGCTCAATGGTTTCTAACTTTTCAGATACTCTAACTATCTTTGAAGGACCGATTGATGCAATGTTTATGCGCAACTCCATAGGTCTGACTGGTGTTAAGAAAAAGGTCATGGATTTTGGAGAGATACAGAATGTAAGATATTTCTTTGATAGTGATATTGAAGGAAAGCGAAAGATGCTTGAAAAACTCAGAGAAGGAAAGACTGTCTTCATGTGGAAAAAGTTCTTTGATGATCATAGAATCAATCCAAAGATTGTTAAGGATTTAAACGATTTAGTCAAATACGAATATAAGTATAAGAAAGGTTGTCTCAAAAACTTAGACGACTATTTTACAAACAACTCATTAGATGCAATATACATATGAAAAAGTTTAGTGAATTTTTGTTAGAGACTAACGATTTTTATAATGAGTTTGAAGCCAGATCTAAAAGGCTTAAATTGTTTGTAGACTTCAAACCATCTGAATACGATCACTCAAAAAGGAGTATTGAAATAGAGAAACCAAAAAAGAAATTTAAGCCAACAACCTCAACATTTACAAAAAAATCTGATAAAAGCATATTTTAATGGCATACGATGATCAACAGATAGCAAATGATAACCAACAGTTATCTCAACGTTTAGAAGAAGACCGAGCCCTTTGGGCAGATAGAATAAAAGGAATAGTCAGAGACACTAAGCAAATGAATAAACTCGCTGATGTCCAGGTTAGCATGCTATCGTTTAGACAGATGCTGATAGACAAAACCGTAGAATTCAAAAATATTTTATATAGAAGAAAGTCTTCATGGGACAAATACTTCAAGGTAAAATATAGAGAATATTCGATAAATTATGATGTAAAACTTAATTCATCGGAGAAGGCTTCATTTATAAAAGCAGATCTTAGTGCTTTAAAGACACAGATAAATATGATTGAAACCCATATTGAATATTATGGCGAATGCATAAGGACTTTAGACAATATGGCCTTTGCAATACGCAATAGAATAAAACTTAACGAAGACGATTTTTAATGCATCTGGAGTTAACTCAAGATAAGAGATTTTTACAAATAAAGGCCTGTACTGAACTGGAATACGATCAGTTAAAGTCGAGTCTCACTAAAAGGATCTATTAATTTACTAGAGGTTGGAAAGATATATAAAACATGTATATCTACAAAGTAACAAATAAAGCAACAGGTAAAATATATGTTGGTCAATCCAGAAGAAAGGATCCTTCGTATTTAGGAAGCGGAGTCCATATTAAACTGGCGGTTGAAAAATATGGTAACCACGAATTTTCTAAGGAATATATTGATGAAGCAACAAATCAGGACGAACTAGATGAAAAGGAGAGGTATTGGATAAAGAAATTAAAAGCCCAAGATAAAAGTATTGGTTACAATATAGCTGATGGTGGTTGGAATCACTTTACAATTAACGAAGAGATTAAGCAAAAAATATCTAATACTTTAAAGAAGAAATATAAGAATGGTAATAATAGAACTGGTACAACTTTAACAGATGCACACAAAAAGGCGATAGGTAAAGCTAGTAGGGG